TCACTCTTGGCTTTCCTTCACAGGAGTCTGCCCCTTGATCTTCACCGTCGCCTCGCCCACATCATACGCCTCGTTGTATTTCGCCTCGATCCCGTCCTCCTTAGCTCCAAGCCACCGGGCGGCGAGCTTCCAGCAGAGCGCTTCCGCGCTGCCGCTGCGCCGGGCGAAGCTGGCAAGCTGCGTGTCGAGCTGTGTTTTGTCGATGGCCTTGGACTCGGCGGATTCTCCCACGGCGGATTGCGGACGGACCATACGAAGGGCGATTTCCCGCACGCTGGCCTCGTCGCGGGCAAGGGCCTCGGCCTGTGCCTGAAACGCGGTGCCCGACGGCTCCACGTACTGCGCGGTGATGCCGCCCGGTTCCGTGCTCATGAGGGCGTTGGAGCTGGCGACCACGAACGTGTCCCAATGCTCTTGGCTTACGCCGCCCACGTTGAGCAGAGGGACGGCCCGGTCGAACAGCATCTTGTCGAGTTCGGAGTCCCGCCTGTAGATGCGCAGGATCAGGGACAGCACATCGTCCGTGGCGGGGAGCCCGGTCATGGGAGAGGTCGGCTCGAACAGGAACGGCACCAGCGGCACGGCGCCGAGCCCGTGTTTGCGCTCGCCGTCCTCGGCAATGGCGTACTCGGTGTTCTCCTTGTCCTTCATCGGGCGGCGGTAGCGCGTCCACGAGTCCCGCGTCCAGACGGTCAGGGTTTCGTAACGGAGCGGGGCGGCGAAGGCTGCGGGGTGCTCCATCTCTTCGCTGTGAACGACCGCCCACGCGAGGCCCTTGGCGTCCATCCCCCAGTCCCACACGTCGTCGGGGCTGATGGAGGTAAAGTAGGGCACCATACGGCGACCGCTGGCCCTGTCCTCCGCCACGGTTTCCCCTTTCTTTTGTTCCATGTCCACGATGACGAACCGCGCCCCGCCTGCCGCCGCGAGCCGGGTCACGTCCGCGAAGAAGGCGTCGGCGGTCATGCCGTACCTGTCGGCGTCCGCCTCGATGGGGCGGAGGGCGTCGGGCAAAATACGCTCCGGCCGCCCCTCGTTGATGAAGCTGGCGAACACGTCCACGATGGGGGCCGCGAAGTTGCGGTACGTGGCCCGGCTCGCCCGGATGTCGTATTGCTTGTCCGATTCGTAGGTGTGGCGCGTCAGATAGGCCCTGTTTCCTTCGATCCGTTCCCCGCCCTCGTAGAGATCCATCGCCTTCCGGCGCTTGGTGAAGGATGCCGCGTACAGCGGGTGTTTCTGCTCGTAACTGCTGTTCATTGTCGCTCCTTATCCGTGCGAGCTTCCGAAGAAGACGTCGCGTTTCTTGATGGGGAATTCGACCGCCGTGTAATACCGGACGGCGGTGGTAATATGCTGGTACTCGGCGTCCTCTTCCTGAAACGTGCTGCCGCCCTTGAGCTTCAGCGTGGAAAGGCCCTTGTGCAGCATCGGGCATTTCCCCTTGTTGACGAAAAAGGAGCGGGTATTCATGGCGTCGCAGATCTTGGCGTTGAGGCTGGCTTGCCCGTCCTTGATCGCGGGATTGGTGCGGGGCACCTTCTGTTGAACCCGGAACCCGTTGCGCCTCAGTTCCTGTTCGAGGGTTACGTAGTCGCTCGCGTGCCCGTGCTTTTCGCCCACATGCCCGCTGGCGTCCCCGTAAAGATAAACGATGCCCCTGAACCCCGCGTACCGTTCGCAGAACTCGACGGCCGCCTGTTTCGCCACGGCGGAAGAGAGCACGATTTCGTCGACGGCATAGACGTTTCCGTCCTTGTCCGTCTGGAGGATTACGGAGGAAAGCGGCGTGAAGTTGAAGTCGTGGGTCCATATGACGTCTCTGCCGGGATCGAAGGAAACGCCCGCCAGGTTCCCGTCGCCGTATTCCGGGTAGACGAGGTTTCCGGGGTTGCTGCTCCCGTACCTGTTCATGACGTAGACGTTGACCCATTCCGTATGCTTGCCGGGAAGCTGGAGGAAGTAATAGCCGTACCCCGCCGTGTGGTTCTCGATGTTCTCCGCTTCCGGGTTTTCCCGGTACTGGAGCTTTCCCTCGGCATCCTTTTCGACGAGAAGAGCAGGGGGCTGTGCGAAAAAGTCATACCCTTCCGGGCGTTCCTCCTCGGCGAGCCTGTACCACCAGTTGTCGACGTTGCATGAGTTTGTGTCGGCGATGATGCCCGTCCACGAGAACCCGCCCTGCATCTTGCTCGGATAGCGGTTCACGCGCCCGGTCGCCATTTGCAGAACCTCTTCCGGCAGTTCACTGGCTTCGTTCAGCCATACGCCCGTCAGCTCAAGGGACTTGAGCTTTTTGACGTGATCCGGGCGGTCAAGGCTGATGAAGACAAGCTCGGCCTGTACAGCCGTCCCGTCCTGAAGCGGCATGTTGATGAGGCCCATGATGGGGTGCCCGTAGGAGATTTTCGTTACCGCCCCATACCAGTCCATCCATGTCTTGATGGTGGTCGTCTTCAGTTCGCCGTAGGTGTTGCGGATAATTGCCCACCGCGACCGCCTGAGCCCCATGAACGCCTTCTGGCGGAGGATGCGGGACATAACCTCGGCGCAGCAGCCGACGGATTTCCCGGAGCCCAGAGGCCCACGGACCCCACGGAAAAAGGCGTCGCTGGCATGGAACCGCGCAAGCGTGGGTTCCGCGTGGTAGACGGGGACGGGGATGCCGTCAGTTACCGTCGCCTTCATATTTCCTCCCGCCGCCCAAATCGAGGACGATGGCAACTCCGTTCCTGCTTTCCTCGCCGCCTTCGCCTTCCATCCGGGCGAGGCTGTCCGAAACCCGGCGGATCTGTTCGAGGACCATCGAATGGGCAGCGTCCAGCCGCAGGTAGTGCATCTCCTGCGTTTCGGAGGTCGTGGAAAGGGATGTGGACTCGCGCCCCTCGGCGTCGGCCTGTTTGCCCTGTGTCCCCGTCAGCACCACCATTGCGGGGATCTTCCTGCCCGTCCCGTCGTCCCTGCCGACGTTTTCCATGTCGTCCTTGGCCTTTTTCAGGCGTTTGGCGATGCGCGCTTCCTTGACGCGGAGCGTCTTGAGCTGCTCGCGGAGGGTTTCGCACGGATTCAGCGTGACCGCATTGGCGTAGGCGATTTCCTCTTCCGTCATGGTTTCCGGCGAGATGGCCTCATATGCGCCGTGTTTCAGTGCGTTTTTATTGCCCTTTGGAGGGCCGTCGTTCGCACCCCCATGAATACGGCACTTTGTTTTTCCCTTTACCGCATGGTTCCTGCATTGCTCTCCTGAGCGTTTCGATTTGGCTGTGCATTGCACGGGGTCGTTCCTTTGCTTTTTTCGTTGCATCGCCGCGACGGGATGCTATACTGGCGCAAAACTCAAAAGAGGAGTCGCGTATGAAAGCTATTTCTGTCAGGCAGCCTTGGGCGTCGTTTCTCGCCGGCGGCGGAAAATCTGTGGAGTGCCGGACGTGGCGCTGCAACTACCGTGGGCCGCTGTTGATCTGTTCGAGCAAGGGGGATTACCCGATCAACGACGGGCTCATCGCCCCCGGCGGGATGGGACTCGGGGTGGTCGAACTGGTCGATGTGCGCCCCATGACCGAGGCCGACGTGCCTGCGGCCATGCTGTTCGACGACGATGTGGAGGACGCGCTCAAAGGCTTTGCATGGCATGTCAAACCGCTCTACGAGGTCATCCCCTTCCCGGTGAAGGGCAAGCTCAACTTCTTCGAGGTGGACGACGACCTCTTGAAGCGCCTGCCGGACGGATACGAGGATCATTGCGACTATATGTACCAGCAGGGGCTGCGCTGGAAAGACGAAGACGACCCGCTGACGCTGGAAGAATTCCTTGAGCAGCAGGGGCTCGTCTAGACGCCCAACAGCCCGGCCAGCTGGGAGCCATGCACAAAAGCTTCCCAATGGGGGACGCCCAGAGCCTTGAGCATGGCTTTCTTCTGGCCTTCGTTTTCGCAGACGACGGTGAAATAAAACTCGCCGCTGGCCTCCCGTTTCATATTCTCTGTCGATTCCGCCCGGTGCTCCTTGATTTCGCGCAGGGTATCCTTGGTTTCGGCCACTTCTTCAGTATCGGAGAAGGCCCCGCCCATGTCGCTGTCGAACATGACGGAGATGTCGCCGGAGGAGAACCCGAACTCTTCAGGATCGATGCCGTTTTCGCCAGCCAGCCCGTTCAGCTTGTCCATGTCCCAGTCGCCCTGCATGGAGGGGTTGTTGAGCTGGACATTCAGGATCTTCTCTTCTCGCTCGTCGACGTCCACCACGGACACCTGCAGGTCGTAGTCTTGGGAGCGCTCAAGCTGATCGAGCTGTGAAAGCCGCTGATGTCCCGAAACGAGATTGCCGGTCCTCCGGTTCCACACAAGCGGCTGGACAAGGCCGTGCTTCGCCAGCATCCCCTTGAGCCGCTTGCGGGCGTCTTCTGAAATGACGCGCGGATTGTAATCCGCTCCATGTATCTCGCCCCGGCTGATGACCTCGACTTCAAACTTCTGGTACTTGCTGAGTTTCCCGCCCACGGCGTTCCTCCTTGATCTGATGGTGGACGATCCCCGCTTCGACGAAGGGGAACCACGCCCTGATTCTGGCAAAGTCCGCGGGGAAATGCCGCTTCACCGGAATGACTTCCCGCGCCTGTAACGAGCCGAACGAAAAGCCAAGCTTGCGCGATTCTACGCCGACCTTGAGTTTGTTCTGCCGGATGTAGGCGACCACGTCCTCTTTCCTCCATTCCGCCACGGGATAGATGCGCCCCCGCTTTTCGTCGATGGTTCCCGACGACTTGATGATGGCCCGGCGCCATACCGAGTCCGCAATCCGTTCCCCTGCCGCAATCCACCAGATGTCGGTGTTCAGCCGCAGGTAGTTGTAGACATCCTTAACGCTGACGACTGGCACGGAGAAGTCCGTGGGGCGGTACAGGCCGTAGCGGAGGAACTGCGAAAGCTCGAAGTGGGGCACCCGATGGATGGGAAGTCCGTACCTGTCTTCATAGTAGCGGCAGATCTGTTCTTGGAAGGAGAGCCCCTTCACGTAGTACATGAAGAAGCCCTCCACATGCCGGAAGTGCTTCACGCACAAGTCCAGCGTGGCGACGGAATCCTTGCCCCCGGAGAAGGAGACAAGGACGCTGTCGGTGATGGCCGCCGCCGTTTCGACGGTGCGAAAAAGCGGGCGGGTCGGCATCAGTGGCCGCCTGTCCCGGTGGCGCGCTTGAACCGCGTGGGCGACATCTGCGTCTTGAAGACGGCGGCGGAACGCATGGCGCGGGCCTGATTGCCGACGGCGTAGTTCCGGTTCCGGGCAATGCGGCGGCCAGCACCGGTAAGGCTGTTGATCCGGGATACCGTGGAATTGGGGTTCATCTTGGGCATGGTATTGCTCCTTTCCATGACATCGTTTCCCAAAATTGGAGATTGCCTCAGCCGAAATATGTGAGCCGCTTATCCAGCGATCCAGCGCGAAAGGACGTTCCCGGCCGCTCCTGCCGCAGCCGCTACAGCCACGAGCGCGGCCATGCCCCCGGCCCGGCGGTTTTCGGCGGCTTCAAGCGCGGCAACGCGGGTTTCAAGCATGGACATGCGCTTGCCGTGGTCCCGCAGGTTTGAAATGACCACATCGTCAATACGCTCGCGCAGTCCGGCAAGTTCGGCCTTGACCGCAGACAGTTCGGCCTTCACTTCGCCGAGATCCCGCAACATCTGCATGTCGTCGCTCATTGCGCCTCCTCAACGCTCTTGATCCATAGGAGCAAGTTCCCGGCCTCTCCTGCGGGCAGGTGCACCCACTCGCCGGGCTCGGTGAACGTCTCGCCCCGGTAGGTGTAGGACCACTCACCCGTCACGACGGCCCCCGGCGTCAGCGGCGCCGGGCTTGTCACGGCGGTCGGCGCCGCCACTGTGCTGCACCCACTCGCCGCCAGCGTCATCACGAACAGCAGCGCGATCAGTCTCGCGGCGTTCGCCGTACCGTTGACGCAGCCACAGCTTGAGGAGCCCGGCGAGCGATGAAAGGAACTCAAGGACGGCCCGCACATCACTTCCCCGTCACGGCCTTGACTTCGGCCTTCACGGTTTCGGACTTGCCGTCAGCCACAGCGCCCTTGTTCTGCCCGAAGTGTGCGGCAAGGGCATGGGCCCAGCGGTAGAAGACGGCATAAAGCCCCGCCGGTTCCTTGGGGACGGGCATCCACACGGTGGCCACGGCGCACAGGCCGCACACGGTCATGACCACGCTCAGGGCGGTCACGAGCCACGCCGCATCGGGATACTGCGCGGAAAGGCTCATCAAGGTCGAAAGGATGAAATCAATCACGGTCGCTTCCATCAGTACTTGCCTCCATGCTGGTAAAAGGCCACGTCACGCGGCTTGTCGGGGTCGTTGTCCACATGAATCCATGTCGGAGCCAGCTCGATGCGCCGGAATCCGGCTTCAAGCAGGGCTTGCAGCATGACGAAACGGGAATGGGAATCCACGCAGCGGATATCCACAGCGTAGCCGCGAGTGTGCGCTGAGGTGGGCACACCGCCGACCGCCCTGTTGTGTTTGGGGCAGCGGTAGGGGGAAGAAAGGGGGAACGGGATGCCCGCCAGATCACGGGCCTCGTCGAGCATCTGGAGCAGGTCGGCGTCCATCTTCTCCATGCCTGCGCCGCACCCGCACTTGCAGCGGAACTCGACCGGGGAGAAGTGACGCAAGGGAAGAACAGCCATAAAAAACTCCTGATTTTTGGTCAGGAGCATAGCATTTCAAGGGGATGGGGGTTCAAGGGGTTGTTTGAGTGTTTCTGTATGATTCGGCTTTTTCCTTTTGCTTAACCCACCTTCCTTTGATGACGGATCCTGCCTGATCCCGATCCTCACGCCATACATCCGTCCACTGGCAGTTCGAGCAAGCGTAAAAGTAGCAGTCCACAAAGGCACTGTGGGTAGCCCCCCGTTGGGTCATGGCATCCTCGCCGCACACGGGGCAGGGCGGGCATCTCCGGGGACGACCGGGCTTGTTGTCGATGTATTTATTCATATGTCCTACTTTTTATTACGATCGCTTATTTGAAACCATACGAAAAATGTTGTTCTTGTCGATACCGAAAATCTGATGCATACCCATTTTAGCCATTTTATGGCTCTACCACTCACAAAAACGGGAAAGACGTTATGCGCTCCATTCCAAGAGGGTCAGAATATTTCAATCGTACTAACGATATTGCTGCAGCTCTGACAAAAGATAAAGAACTTTACCAAATATATTGTCATGACTTCCATACCTCAGATCAATGGATGGACATAAGATGTGAAGAAACAATCTTTGAACAATGCCATATGTCTGGAAGTAATTTCAAAAGAGGGAAATTTACAGATGTGCTCTTTCGAAATAGTGATATTTCAAATGCAAAATTTCATCAAAATTATTTCGCAAACTGTTGTTTTGAAGGTGTTCGTTGCACGGGTACGATATTTTCAGGTTCTATTTTTAGATATGTACAATTCACAAATTGCATACTGGAATATTCCAATATGTCGTCAGTGCAATTTACGGATGTGAATTTTTCTGGATGTATGTTGGATAACGCTATCCTTTCTCAATGCAAACATAAGAATATGCTCTTTCATGAATGTAGTTTACGTGGAACTTCCTTCTTTCATACCAGCCTCAAAAAAGTGGATTTGACCAGTTGCAAGTTGGAAGACTTGGCGCTCTCGGATGAAGCACATGAACTGCGTGGTGCAATAGTAAATATCTCTCAAGCTACCGAGCTTGCCCGGCATCTGGGCCTTGAAATCAAGTTGTAAAGGAAAATGAATTGGTATTGTTTCGTGTCTATCGGATGAGTTGACGGATTGAATCCGCTTATGGGGTATCTTTGGCCATGCTATCGTAGCGCGCGGCTTGTTCCGTTTGCTGTTTCCATACGTTATGCTTCATGATCCCCCGCTCCGGCCCCTTGCCCTTACCGAACAGCGGTTTGCGGTCCTCGACAAGCCGATACACGAATGACGTGTTCCCGTTTCGCCGTTCCCGCTGCGGCCCGAATACGGCGATCTCGTCGCGCTTGACGTTCCACGCGGGGGGCTGCGCATGGATAGCCCTGCCGAGGGCGGCATTGGCGCGGGCCAGCCTGTCTACAAAGCTTTCATTTTCCCTGAACGGCACAACGACCTCGACGATCCGCGAGGGGCTGCTGGTTCGCTACTGGCTCGACACGCCTGGACGCTCCTTTGGGGATTTCCCCGGTCAGATAGTTTTCGATGACTTCCCGCGCCTCCCACCAGCCCTTGCAGACCTCGACGCGGTACCCGGCCTGACGGAGCGCTGTGATCAGCTCCTTCTGCGTGGCCTGAACCGTCCCCCCACGCTGGCGCTTCATCTCGATGTACAGCCCGTGGAACCCCTGCCGGGGCGAGGCAAGGAACACGTCGGGAACGCCCGCCACCACGCCCTCGGCCTTCAACCGCGCCCCGGTGATTTTGTCCCGGCGCCCGCCGTTGGGGATGTGGTACATGACGAAGTGCCGGGCATACGGCGTTCGCTGCCACCAGTCGAAAAGGGCTTTCTGCTCTTCCGACTCGGGAGGGCAGGAGGGCCGCTTCTTCGCCTGTGCCGGGGGCGGCATCACCTTCCTGCCCGTGCAATGGTCGAGGAATTCTGCAAAGGTGCAGGTATCGCTCATTGCGTTGCCTCCCCCGGAGTCCTCGGCTGCTTCAGGATGCGCCATACCTGCCGCTCGGAGAGGCCGTACCTGCGGGCAAGAATGGCAACCAAGGCCCTCTCGCTGTGCCCCCTTCCAGCCAGTTCGTCCCGTTCCATATTCAGGGACGAGTTGCGCTTGTCCAGTATCGCCTTTTTGAGGTTGGGGATGTAAATTGCCCGTCTCGCAAACTCCCGGCACAACGCTGAGGCCGATTCATCCCCCAACGCCGCGCACAGACGCCGATACTGTTTTTTCCCGGCACTCCCGGACGGTATTGCCACGGTCGTTCCCCCAAAGTTCTCGACCAGCCGGAAAACGAACGGCATTCCCAAGCGTTCCGCGACAGAGCGCAAAGGGCCGGATAACGATTCCGCCGTAAGTGCTTCATCACTCATATATTCTCCTACAGCGCCCGTTGCAGGACGCGCCCAAAGTTCGCTGGAATGGGCAGCGGCTTCCGGCGGTCAAACTGTCCGGCCTGATTGTCCGGCCTCACACCATGCCGCCACTTTTCCATGAACGACAAGCCCGCCTTCCAGCCTTCCTCGCGCTGTTCCTGCGTCGGCACGTCGATGACGGAATCGCCAAGCAGAGGGCCACGGGCCGCAACCGGCACAAGCGGGGGCGGTGCGTCCGCCTCGTCCTCCCATCGCCGCCCGGACAGCCACCCGGTCAGCATCTTCGGCGTCTTGCCCCGCGCCACAAGGTCGGGCCTGCGCGCCGCTTCCTGTTGGGCAGCCCGGCAAATAACAGACACAAGGGACTCGGATAGTCCTTTGATGTCCAGAAA